CTAACCTACTGATTTTAATAAGTCTCTTGTGTCACTTTGGTGACCATGGGACATCATTGGGACATAATCTGCCAGCTTCTGATTCAGCATTGCGATCTGTTCTGCATTACTGTCAGTCATCCATGCTCCGTATACATTGAACACCATCTGGGCACTTGCATGGCCCATCTGGCTGGCAATGAAGCTTGGGTTTGCTCCGGCAGATAATGACCAGCACGCATAAGTGTGTCGTGACTGGTATGCTTTCCGGTGCCTGATGCCCGCACGCTTAATGGCTGTTTCCCATGAGTCGCCAATAGAATCTACCTTGTAGATAAAACCGACCTGTTTGCTTTTTCTAACCTCCTGGGGGTTAAATACGAAAGTACATTCATGATTCACTGAACGCCCATATTCACGTAGTTGAACCTTGATGTGGTGCTGCTTACCCAGTCTTGTCATTTCAGCCTGATTTTTCAGGACACTGATAGCGGGCTGGATAAGATGCACAACCCTGTTTGTACTTGCTTCAGTTTTAGGTAGAGTGAACTCACCGAGTTTCGTATAATTGCGCCTGATAGTAATAGTTCCTGCTTTCAGATCGATATCTTCCCAGGCCAGGGAGACCAGTTCACCGTGACGCATTCCTGTGTACACAGCCAATGACCACAGGTTTTTCGTCTGCTGATGTCGGCAAGCATCTATCAGGCGAATAAATTCGTCACGAGTTAGCGGATCTGGCTCTGACCTGGCTCTTTTAAGAGGCTTAATTCCCTGGAAGGGATTTGCTTCTAAGTAACCGTGATCTGCAGCAAACTGAAACATTCCAGCGATTGTCGTCATGTAATAATTTACAGTAACGACGCTCCGTCCTTTTGCTGCTGCTTTGTTTTTCGTTGAATGCTGATACCCGGTCAGCAAATCTTTCCTGATATACAGCAATTCCTCTTTAGTTACCGATGACACCAGTCTGCTGCCTCCAATTTTCGGAACCATCGTTCTTGCAACGGATTCATAGCGATTGAATGCATTTGCAGAGATTTCCATTCGTTTCAGATCCAGCCACTTTTCTTCAAGTTCCTTCACCGTAATTTCTTTTTTACTTACCCCAAAAGCCTGAAGGTTGGGGGAGTCAGGGAACTGTGCAGCATAATCAAAGCTTCCTGTGCGGATGGCAAAACATACCGATGTCCGCAGTTCCCCGGCGATCTTCCTGTTCTTGGCAGTGTCAGGGACACCAAGATTTTCCCTGACACGTTTACCTTTAAAATTAAACCAGATGCGTAATGTGCCGCCGTGGTTTTCGACGCCTGTTGGATATTTGACTTTATCCATCGATACCTCCAGACGCCCAAGAGCGATACGAGCTTACATATTTCATGATATTAAATCACCTGGGTTGTTTGTTTTTCATTGAGGCGACCCAGGCATCTATTGCTTTTCTGTTATACATACATTCACTGGAAGGCTTTGGATTACCGTCTGGTGATACGTGAATATACTCTCTTCCAACCATCCAGCATTCTTTCCGGGCCCGAAGAATTGTGCCTGGTTTGAGCCCGGTAATTGCGATTAGTACGCTTTCACAAACCCATTCATTGGGAGCCAGTTGAATCACATTGCCCATGCTTTACCTCACACAACACTCAGCCCACGGCAGTGGCACCACACATCAAACATTCGTTTCACAATTTCACGACAGTAGAAACCGTCAACATCTCGTGTCAGGTCATAGCGATTGCCGTAACGCTGGTGGATCCATCGTTCAAATGCTTTATTCATTCTTTACTTCCTTTTCATGGCTCGTAATTTTTTCAGATGAGCTTCCTGCTCTGTTTCTGCCAGAATTTGTCGGTATTCCTGGTGATCGATCCGTTCAAACAGTTCATTAAAATCGTTTATTTTTACCGACTGTGTTCGCCCATCCATTCTTCTGTACAACACAGTGTTGTTTATGCAGCGAACAATTTTTATCGGGTAGCCAGCACTATCGGTGTATATCTGCCCGCGTTGAATCAAAGCGAACATGTGGTTATCCCCATCGACAAATCGAGAACACAACAAACGCTGCTGCGAATACCACCCCCAGAGTTACGATTGCATCAGGCCAGCTCATTGATTCACCTCCTGCGGCGGTTCTGGCAGCGGCATCCAGTGGGTTACCTCCTTGAGATACAGGTCTTCGCCATCACCGTCATCCCAAGTGGGCTTGCCATCATTAAACCAGTCGCCATATACGCCGACCTGAGTGTTGGGGATGTTTGGTGGGTAGTTGTTTTTAAAGTCAGCAGCTAACACATAGCATTGTCGCTCTCCCATTTCTGGCATTCGCTCACTACAGCTTATCCAACTCTCCGGAGTTACCGGAGAGTTGCCAGCCTCATACGCCACACGCATCCAGTGCATAAGCGTTTCAGTGCTCACACAGCCGCAATCAACATCAATTTTGCCGTGCTGCTGTTCCAGCCATTGCTCAAGCGTAGTGCTCATTTTTCATCCCCCCGATGATGCCATCTGCATCGCATCTCATAGCCCCCCCACTCAACACGAAAACCACATAGCCTGTGCAGATCCACCCACTTCTGCGCCATCGCTGGCGACGTGTAAATCACAGTGAATGCGTTATCTTCGTTGTCGATTTGCGTAAACGTCACTTTGTACAACAACCCACCGTCGACACATGCTGTGTTCAACGATTTATTGCTAATACCCTCAATCATTCGTACTCAACCCCCGCTGTTTTGAATTTGATCCCCGCTGCCTGCAATGCGTGCTCGACGTCGAAGCGGTCCAGCCATCCACCAAAGTGGTGCGGCATCATTACCACCCGCTCACCGCTATTTATTGGGTGGCCCATACGGGGTTCGTAGCCATCCGGTAACTCGACTTCCCTCGCTTCCAGTTCTGCAATTCGGCACATAGCATCAATATTTGTGTCCTCCAGGCGCTTAATTTCATCCAGCAGCGCCAGTACCACCGACGGTGTGACCTTCATCCGAAACGCCTGCAATTTTTGAGGCGTTGCCACTGTTTCAATTGCTACTGCTGCCTCACGCAGTGCCTGATAATCAATCCCGCTCACGCCCGACCTCTCCCTGCGCTGTTTTATATGCCCGCAACATATCGCGGGTTTTACCGGATAAAACCGACTTCATGAAAAACACACCACTGTGAGTTGCAATAACGTCCGGCGTACAAAGCAATGCAGCATCCACCACCCGGTTATGTTTACGAAATTCGAACACGGTGCAGGTGATCACGATGTTCGCTACGGCTCCGTAGTCCTGGTATTCGATTTTCATTCCGGATGCTCCTGAGCCACGTTGAAATCGCCATGATCACGACAAGGCATCACAACAAATTCAGGATTGCCATACATTGAGTTGATGATGGAATCAAACTGAATTCTGACCGCTTGCCCGTCACCGGAGGGACGTAACTGGACGGGAATAAATTTACGCTCACGACCAAACATCTTCTCTGGATAACTCAGGTAACCCGCCTGGATCACCGGGTGTGTACAGAGGTCAAATTTTTTCGGAATGATGCGTTCCAAATCCGGAAAACAACCGTCCACCAGTTTAATGCCGGTAATGGACAGTCGGCGCTGAAACTGGTCGCGATGAACAGCGATCGGCTCTTTACTAAAAATCAGCTCTGTCGTTTCGGCTTTGGCCGGGACGCCACCTTCGAACTGGACAATGATGTTTTTCTTCGTCCGGATGCCGTGAGTCATGCGCAGTGCTACGAAACCATTGGTTGCCTCAATATGTTTTGGCGTGATGTGAAGACCGTTCAGGTAATAACGAACGTCGTTTTTAGCAGCGCACACCAGAGCGGCGCGAATAAGTTTTGACTGGATGATCATGCTTTATCCTCCCATCCGATTACCTGGAAAAGCCCCATCTTCGGGTGATACCAGCGTGTGCCGCGTGGTTCAGCCTCTGACATCATTTGGTGGAACACCACCATAAATGTCTCAAGCTCGACGATAGCCCTGCGAGACAACAGACCGTCCGGAGTCATAAATTCGTGCGTGTCGGTAGGGATGTGGTAGGCGTTGACCAGATTCCGACACTTGGCGTCACTCATTCCGCTTTTGGCTACCACCTGGCGGTAACCGACATATCCGGTGCGCATTGTGCCGCGTTTGATGTTCTCCACAGCTTTGGTGACCGTTTCGATCTTCTCTTCAACATGACTCAGGCGCTTCTGCTGGCGAACGGCATCGGCGGCCATTGCAGCGATCATCTCCATTTCCGTCAGCGGCGCGTGAGTTCGGAAATAACTGTTAACCAGTTCGCGCTGAACCTGCCATGCAAGAGCATCGTTAAAAGGCTTCGTCAACATCAGGTAACCAGACTCGAAAAGAATGATCCCTTTGGCAGTTCGCGCGGCAAAGGCATCAGAAAGTGACTCCGTACGTATTACGTCCGCAGTCATTTCAAGAAAATCCACCCCTTCGATAAAGTGAGAACGGTTGCGGTTAAACGCAGCACGGGCGGTACCTTCCGGGCGCTGGTGGACGTCATCAATTATTGCAAATGTCACAACACGCTGACTGCGATATTCGATTACCGGAAACTGTTTGTTGTTGATGGTTACAGTATTCATTTTTATCTCCAGACAGCCCTGCGTGTAATACCGGGCATATGTATTACTTGACCTGAATAAATGGTGTGTTGGCACCGCTGGTCATGTATTGCGGCAGTGTACCGTTCCACTTGTTGATGGCTTCCAGCTCCATAACGTTTGGGTTCTGGCGCAGAGCTTCACCGCGTAAACGAATAGCGTCGGCTTCGGCCTGGGCTTTTGTGCGAATCGCATCAGCCTGTCCGGCAGCTTCCGCGCGCAGCATGTTTGCCTCTGCTTCGCGTTGCTTGACTTCCTGCTCGCGTTGCAGGGTTTTCTGGTTGGCCGTGACTTTGGCATTAATGCTGTCGATAACAGTAGGCGGGTACTCCGGCTTACCCACATATGAGAGGCTCATTACCTGAATACCGATGGGCGTCATTTCTTCCTGAATGTCTTTAAGAGCTGCATCCAGCAGCTCAGACTTGCCGCCGTCGATAAATTTGTCGGTGGTCATTTTGCAGGCCAGTCGGTTGAGTGCGTCGGCTATCTTCTGGCGCAGGTCGGTGTCGGTAATGTCGTCCACGCCTTTGCGGTAGGTTTGAAACACCGTAGTAACTTTGGATGGATCAACTTTGTAGGCCACGCCGATGTGATAGCCGATGGTTGTACCGTCACTCATCTGGAAACTGAATGGATCATCGTAGGTCTTCATCTGCTTAAAGGTCGGGAAGATGTAAACCTCAGTGTTCCATCCCGTCCAGTAGCGCCCAACACCGACCACTTCACCGACGCCTTTATCGTCGCCCAGTTTGTTTACTTTGATGCCCACATTACCAGGCTCAACGCGATCGCAACCGACAAGGCCAATGGTCGGCAGAACAAGGGCTAAAGCAAAAAGTAATTTTTTCATCTTTTATCCTTAGAAAAAGAAAGACCCTTATAAATGGCATAAATGCAGGGCGGGGTCAGACACGCCAGAGCAAAGCCAGAAATCACTGCTACCGTATCCTTCATTGATATGAGGGCTGGAACGATTAATCCGTAAATACATGTGATAATTGCCAGTGATATAACTATTCTGAAATAAATGTTCATGGTCCTCCTGATGTATTCGGCTTGCCTTATTTAATTGCGTCATGGTTAATTTCGTTTACGTCAGAATGGTTTTGTTGCCATCAGTTCGTAATATCCGGCGCTCCATGTGTCATATTTTCTGAACCATTTTTCTGTATACTGTTTCCTGGCGATGAGTCTGCGCAGTCGTCTGATTGTTCGCTGGTGTGCGCGGGTGTACTCTGTGGTTGATTCTCCACGTTTCCATATCTCATTCCTGTTGAAGATAAAACGCTTGTCAGGATAGCGTTGTCGGAATCCTGAACGTTCAAAAGCGCGGGTGGTCATAAAGAATGCCAGGTAACGAATTGCCGTTTTTTCGAGTGAGGCATTTTTTTGTTCTTCCGTGGCGTGTTACAAAAAATAACGGGCCGACGGGTGTATCATGTTTCTGTAATGCCTGGTCAATGGCGCTGGCGGTGCGGTTGTCGATCATTTCTTTATTTCTCCCGAATAACGTTCATGACTCATTACTTCCCAGTTCCGGCCGTCGTCTTTCGATAACAGCCGCCAGCGACGGTTAACCTTCAGACTGAGATATCCGATGCGGAAATATCCGTCGGCATCGGTACAACAACAGGACCTGCAATGCCTGCCGGTGGATCCGCTCAGGAATGCGTGTTGCTGTTAATGCCACCGGTTTCCTCCTGAGCAGGTGCTGTTATCTGATACCTCGCTCTTTCTGCCAGCCGTATGAATGTATCCATGCTGGCAATCAGCTCGCCATCGTGGACTTTGCAGACACCTGTGACTTGGCCATTTTCAATTGTCATAACGATCTGCACTTTTTCGTGCACAACAGATACAGGGGATAAATTAGCCATCAGTTAATTCCTCCGCTGATATATTTTTCTTTCGCGTAATCAATAACCTCTTGAAAAAGGTTGTCTATAATTAACTTTCCGGTTTCAGTCAGGTATTCAGTATGTTGATTAATCCCGATAGCATTCTGGTATGCAGTGTGGATTTCGGTTTCACCCTCCACCCGGCCCAATTCACCACGGGTAATACCTTCGAAGCGTAACAGCAACTGGTTTATAAACTGTTCAGTTATTTCTATGGTCGTAATGTTCCCATCCGGAAGGTCAACAATAAGCAGATTACCACCTGTTTTACGTTTTATTCGATGGAGTGCCGCAACAGCTATACGGCGACGATATGTATTAATGGGTTCATGTGTCATTTGTTATTTCCCGTATGCTTTTCTGAGATACAGTATTGCAACTGACCAGTATCCTGAATTAGCCATTAATAATGCGGTTTTATAAGCACTTCTGTTTTTCATGCATCACCATTATTTTCTGGTTGTGAAAACCCCCGACCAGAGGCCGTCATGTTTTTATGTGTGATTTTTTATTGAGTGTTCTTTATTCGTTGCGTAGTGTTTCTATATACTCGTAAGCCATTTCACAGGTCTTATTCATGGAGCGAATGAGACAGCATAAATAATCGTCTGTCTCTCCTTGGTCGGGCGAATTCTTAAATATAAATTCAAGCATTGATGTATTCTCTTTTATTTGTGCTGCCACTTCCTCAAGAATATTTAATGGAGTTTTCATGTTCTTTGCTCCTTAAATGCATCGCATGCGCTTCTGGCGTATTGTTGTGCCAGTAGAAAGATATCATCCGAAAGTTCATCACATTCTTCATCACCGGAAGCCGAAATGATTAACCCCGCTTCAAGCAGTACGGCAATGTGATGAAAAGCTGTTTCCGGTTCGTTGGTAAGGCCTTTGAACATTTTCATCTTATGCTTCCTCCTGATTTTGTTTATAAGCATCAGTCAATAACAACATTGGATCACAGCCAAGAACATTAGCCAGAGGGATAAGCATGCTGATGGTTGGTTCGTACTCTCCGCTCTCCCACTGGATGATAATTTCTTCATCGAGATCGAGCAGTCTGGCGAGTTCGGCTGTTGTTAAGCCGCAGTCTTCGCGTTGGGTGCGAAGACGGTTGTTGATTGCAGAATTTTTGTTCTGTAAAAGCATTGCTGACGATAGCTTTCTGGATATGCTATTTGTCATATCCCATGCCAGTCCTGCGCATGACTCTATATCGCTAGAGAGCGTAGCATCTGGTGTTGCTTTTGCTATTAGTGTAATGAGGCTGCCGAGGTTTTTCAGTTCTTCGAGACAGTCAAGAGTTGTAGCTTTATTGATCATGAGATGATACCTCAGTTACGAACTTTGCATCATGGTAACTAAGGTATCAAGGTGTGGCAAGTGATTTTTGATACTTTGGTTTCTTTTTTGTGTCTGGTCAGAAAATATCCCACCTGGCATCAACCACAACACCTACTATTTCGCAATCATTGTCCATTTCTATGATTGGATATTGTGGATTAAGGGGCTTTAGAAACGCCTTTCCCATTTCAGAAATATATTTTTTGAATGTTGCTTCATTGGTAGATTTTTTTCTGGCGATGACGTAACACCCTGAAAAAACTTCTTTATCTGGGTTGACAAGGATCGACATTCCTTCAGGAAATGTTATTCCTACGGGCGAAGTCATTGAGTCTCCGTGCACTTCCAGCCAGAACCCCCTCTCACCAGCGTATTTTACAGAATGCCTCCAATTATCCTGATCATACATGTTGTAGTCATCACCAGCAGTTGCGAATAATCCTGCCTGAACCCAGTTAATTACAGGGTAAGAGTGTGCAGTGTCTCTCTGTGGGCAGCTCTTAACATTATTTTCCCAATGCTTATCTTTTTCATCTCCGTTCTGAAGCCACTGCGGTGAACACTGCAGTGCAGCTGCGACTTTAAAAAGGGTGTCACCGTTGAAACTTTTTGTAAGGCCTTGCTCGGCTTTACTGATTGCAACTCTGGTGACCCCTGCTTTTTTAGCCAACGCATCTTGCGTTAACCCAGCTTTTTGTCGTGCGTTGATGAGGCGTTCACCTAAAGATTTCATTTTTCTTCTCCTTTCATGGCTGCTGATACTAAAGTAACAGAATTTCTTGATACTTTGGATTCTCGCGTTTAACATTCTTGGATAACAGAGTATCCGGTGTGAGGCTAAAGAATGACCCTTTATGAAATATTAAAAACTCAATTTAAGACCAATGCCGCTATTGGCCGCAGGTTCCCAAAGAAAGGAAGGCCTCGTGGTAGTCAGGGAGTTGGAAAGTGGAAAACGCGGGGCGTTCCGGAGGATGTTGCCATTCTCTGCCATCTGGATCCGAACATTCCATATACACATCCAAGCTTAGCGCGCACGGGAGAGGTGAAGGGCTTGTATGTCCCAGAATTACGTTCAGACAGAGATGCCATCTAGGTACTGCCAGGCAGACGAAGAGTGGATTCAGCAGCAGTTACAGGGGCTGCCTCCGTCACTGAGACGGAAGGTCGCCCTGAAATATGCGGAGGTATACGAAATCACTTTTGACGCTGAGCCTGTTTCATTCCGCAAGGAGAACAGAGCAAGGCACGAAGCAAACACAAGGCTCCGCTTGTTTGTGAGAAATCAGGGCAGAGCTTTACAGGGGTATACAACTCAGCCGCCCCTGGCAGGAACGCAATCGCGCTCCTGATTGGTACCGGGCTTAAAGGTGTCCGGTGGCTGAATCCCAAATCTCATTGTATTTTTGTACTAGTTAAAGGGTACGTAGAAAATTCAACGAGAGGAGGGGAGGGGGAGGAGTGCCCGTGTGTTAGTGCGAAGCACTGGAACAGGCTTTTCCAACAGACGGGTACATAGGTTAGGTAGATCTCGATCTAAAGGGGGATACCCCTGAAAAAACGGCTGTACCAGAAAGCTAGTACAAGATGGATAAAAAGTATGAGTGAAGACCTGAAGCAAAATTTAATCGCTCTTCTGGAAGAGCAATTCATTCGCTCCGATGACAAAGTTGTTTTCGATTATGTGATGCAGAAAAAAATCAAGTCTCAGGGATACCACCTGCAACGCAATTTCAGCATCAGCGGTGGTCGTAAAGGGTTTATTGGTTGCCTGGTTACATCATCAGACGGCCAGCAGTGTGCCATTGAGGTCGATAAGAAGTCTCCCCGCAACCGTTCATTGATGAAGCTGGCTCAGCTACCTGAGGGGATGTCAGGTTTTGTCCTGCTCAGGGACGGTAAGCACCCTCTTCGATATAGCGAGAACGGAATTGACGTTATTCGTGCGACGAAATTTAAGTGAGTTGATTCGGAAGGGGGCTGGCAGCCTTTGGGGAGGCCACCAGCCATGTGAGGGGGAATCCATGAAAACCACATCACAAAATTATTATCTCATCAGCACGGGAGCTGCACAATGGAGCTGACGATCACGCCGAATTTTGCACAGGAACGAGCGCTAAACATGTTGCGCCGTGACTGGAAGGCAAACGACACCTTCATGGTGTATTCGCCAACAGGTAGCGGTAAAACGGGTCTGGCAGCCTTCATAGTTGCTGGTTTTGTCAGCCGTGGTATGCGCGCTCTGTTCTGTGTTCCGTACACCATCCTGATTGGTCAGACGGCTAATCGGTTCGTGCAGTATGGTTTACCTGGAGATGAAATCGGTTATATCTGGGCGGATCACCCGAACTACGATCCTGACCGGAAAATTCAGATTGCCAGCGCTGATACGCTTATTCGTCGTGTTTTTCCTGAAAATATCGATCTGCTGATTATCGACGAAGCGCACCTGCGTAAAAAACGCATCCTGAAGGATATCGAACGTCTGCGCGGCAAAGGCGTAAAGGTGATTGGCCTGTCGGGTACTCCGTTTTCCCCGTTCCTGGGCAAATACTATGACCGACTGATTAAACCGACCACCATCGGCGAGTTAATCCAGCGTGGCGATCTGAGTAAATACGAATTTTACGCGCCAACTAAGCCGGATCTGAAAGGTGTTAAAACCACATCTTCGCTTGAGTACGGCCGCGATTACAACGAAACACAGCTGGCTGAAATCATGTGCGGCTCTACGCTGGTGGGCGACATTGTACAGAACTGGCTGGAGAATGGTCGGGATCTACCTACCATCGCTTTCTGCGTCAACGTAGCCCACGCCAATTACCTGACAATCCAGTTTAACCTGGCGGGTGTTAACGCTGAGGTAATGACCGCCGACACTCCGGTAGATGAGCGCCAGACCATCATTCACCGCTTTGAAACCGGTGCAACGAAAATCATCGTTAGTGTGGGCGTTCTGGTAGCCGGATTCGATAGTGACGTTCGTTGCATCATCTACGCCAGGCCAACAAAAAGCGAAATTCGCTGGTTGCAGGCACTCGGGCGTGGGCTGCGCACCGCACCGGGTAAAGCGTCCTGCCTTATCTTCGATCACAGCGGCACCGTGCACCGTTTGGGTTATCCGGATTCAATCGAGTACGACGAGCTTCCCGGTAAGTCTGACGGCATGGAGGAAAGCGTGCGCCGGGCAGTTGAGGAACGGGCCGAAAAACTGCCACATGAATGCCCTCAATGCCACTACATGAAGCCAGCAGGCGTCTATGTTTGCCCGAAATGTGGACACAAGCCGCTGCGAGGTGAAGACGTTGATACTGACACTAGCCGCAAACTTAATAAGCTGGGTAAAAATCAGCATCAGTCGACGAAGGCAGAGAAACAGTCCTGGTGGAGTCAGATCAAATTTTATCAGCGCCAGCGTGCTTCGCTGGGGCGTCCAGTCAGTGACGGATGGTGTGCTCACACTTTCCGGGAAAAGTTCGGCGAGTGGCCTGACGGACTGAGTAACTTTCCGATGGAAATTACCCCTGAGGTAAATAACTACATCAGACACAAACTGATCCGGTTTGCCAAAGGCCACCAGCGGGTTCAGAAGGTCACTGAAAACGCACAAACAACGATTGATTTATCTCAGGAACGTGATGAACGACGTGAGATACCGGCAGGCAGTGAGGCCTGGCGCATCATGCAGGCAAAGCACCAACTCCAGAAAAATATAAACAGTCTGAGTCAGTAAGATGAAAACAGCAGATGCAGCGAAAGGCCGCTGGCCTGAAATATTAGAGCACTTCGGTCTGCCGCCGATAACCGGAAAAAATCACTTCAAGGGTGAATGCCCGGTATGCGGTGCACGTGGCAAGTTCCGAATTGATGACCGCGACGGTGCAGGAACGTGGATCTGTGTATGTGGTAGTGGCGATGGTATGAAACTTGTCACCCTGACACAGGCGAAGCCATTTAACGAGATTTGTACCGAAATAGACCGCCTGATCGGTAATGATTACCAACGGGTTAAAATCCCGGTAACCAGCAGCGCCACCAGCTTACGCAAACGGGTATTGAGCAAGTTTTCAAAACTGGAGGCACTGCGTGGTACATCCGGCGCAGCGTATTTTAATTCTCGTGGAATATTCAGTCTTCCTGCTGAGGCGATCCGGTTCAATGCCAGGCAGAGACACAACGGGAGTGTGTTCCAGTCTCTTTATTCACTTGCTACGGACGATAAAGGGGAGTTGTGCTATCTGCACCAGACTCTGCTTGATGGTGATAAAAAAGCAGATATCGGTAGCAGTGCAAAGCGCCTCAAATCCCTGCAGGAAGATAACTATTTGGATCACGCTCGTTCTGTAGCTATCCGCATGTTTCCTGTCGCCAGCACTCTGGGTATCGCCGAAGGCATCGAAACAGCGCTGTCAGCGCACCAGATTTATAACGTGAACACCTGGGCAACCATTAACAGCGGCTTTATGAAAAAGTTCCGTGTACCAGCTGGTGTTCTGCATCTGATTATTTTTGCTGACCGTGACGAGAACAGCGCCACCGGGCTGGCTGCGGCTTGCGAATGTGCTCATGCCAATCTGATGGCAAAGAATGACCTGCAGCGCGTGAGCGTGTACTGGCCGGATCACGATGATTTCAACAATATGCTCATGAACGGTGATCAGGTTCGAGAGTTGGTTTTCCATAAGAAAAAGGCGGTTGTGTAATGCGTACTGATAACAACGAACATAAAGCACTATTCACCATCCCGACGGCAGCGTACAGCTCCACCCTCGCAAACATCAAGCCCCTGCCAGAGCAACGGAGAATCACCGGGCATAAGCAGACTGATGCTTATCTTTGGGTGCTGGAGGTTATCCGTCTGAACGAACCCGCACATCTGGATGCTGCTGAGGCCGCGCTGGTGAAAATTAAAATTTCCCCAAAAGAGGCCCAAGAACGCTATTCGCGTTATCTGCTGGCGAATGGTGGCGATCCTTTCCAGATTGCTTTCGGTACCATCGGCATGGATAACCCGGCACAGGCAATCAGGATCGCCCGGGAAAATATAAAAAAAGCAGCATCAGTCAGGGCTACGTTTGGTAGCTATGAAGCAGCACTCGAAGATGTGGAAGCCGAGCGAGTGATCAAGTCTTCCCAGAAATTTATCGATGATCATCTCTGGGGGTGGACTGCAGCCGAGAAGAAAGCGGGCAGCATTGACGGCATCCGTATGAATGAAATTGATGATCAGCGTCGTGCATATGTTGATGGCTATCGTGATGTGCTGCCAGAGCCTCATACATTGTCAGACGTAGTTCGTGAGTTTGTTTACTGGGACTGGCTCTACAGTGTTCGCCACACTGCAACTAAAGAACAGGGCGATGAGTTTGGTTACTCTGAGCATCACGAATCGGTATATGACCGCGAGCGCTACCTTGAAAAATTGCTGATGACCATCAAACCGGTCACACGGGCTGAGGCCGTGGAGGTGTGTCGTTGGTTTTTAGCAAGCGGAAAGGGAGAATATATGAAAGACAATGGCTCGGCGGTCATCCTCAATCTGGTTGGGGAGTGTGAATAATGCGTGATATGTATGAGGTTTTAGACCGCTGGGGGGCATGGGCTGCAGCAGAAAATAGTGGTGTCGATTGGCAACCGATAGCAGCGGGTTTCAAGGGGCTTTTGCCGCATGGTAAAAAGTCACGCCTCCAGTGCGATGATGATGAAGGCATTATGATAGACGGTTGTGTTGCTCGTTTGCGGAAATATAAACCAGAAGAATATGAGTTGGTTATTGCTCACTTTGTTATTGGTGTTTCTCTACGCTCAATCGCGAAGAAACGCAGGTGCTCAGATGGAACTATAAGAAAGGAGCTGCAAACTGCATTAGGCTTTATTGATGGATGTATATGCTTGATTCTATCATAAGTTATGAAAAAATCACTAACGCGTACGCAAAAACTATTGTATCGTGTTAAGAGTGGTTACTTCGCCACACAACTTAAACCCGCCGCCACCTGGCGGGTTTTTTATGTCCGTAAGCCGGGGGCTTGTTTATCCGAATGTTATCCAGCAACGTGTAAAGTATCACTGCGTTATTGTCAGCATCAGGTTTAATACATCAGGTTGATTGCCTGATAGTTTCTGTTGGAGGGAGGATGATAAAAAAAGTTATTTTGTTTTTAGTGTTTTTTTCTGGTTATGCAAGTGCTGTTGATTTTGTATATCGAGTAGACTCCAGACCACCTGATGAAATTTTTCGTGATGGATTCAGATCTCATGGCGCTAATCGAAATTTACAGCAACATATCCGGGGGGATTCATGTGCAGCAGGAAGCAGGGATAGTGCATTTATTGCCACCACTTCCAGTTTAAGTGAAACATACAGTATTGCCCGACAATATTATTCTGGCAGCAGATTTCGTGGGACGCTGTACCGGTACAGAATTCGTGCCAATAATATATTCTATTCAATTCAGCCTTCGGTTAATTATCTTACGAGTCGTGGAGTTACTTTTTCGGGATTTGAGGAGGTAATGATGCGTGAGCAAAATGAGATAATTGCTTTGGAGCATATACCTACTGAAAATATAGTAGAGGCCGTTGAGCTAACTTATGACAGAGATAGCAGTCGGGTATCTGATGGCCCTGGAACCTCTAATGCAAGATATGTGTCAATTTCATCGTCTTCAAATCCAGGAGTTATTCCTGAACTGGTCATTCCAACAGTATCTGTCAGAGAACGAATTAGCGCATTTGGTAGCTTAATTAGTGCATGCTTCTCACTGAAAGGAGTGCGCAGGGGGGATGAAAATATGAAATATAATTACTATGAAATGGAGTTTTACGATGCTCGTGGGGTTTTAAAAGAATTATTAAACAGATGAGTGGCATTGTAAGAATTGCTCGTTTTAATTTTTTTTGTGAGTGAATTTAATCGTAGAAAACAAGAGTGGTGATGAATAATGCATCAGTTGCTCAGCGTTTTATATATCATGGTAAATGTTGTTGGAGTGATTTATGAAGAAAAAATTAAAAGTTTTGACTCTTGTTCTTGCTTCGTTATCCAGCGTTTGTTATGCAGGCATGGGCGATTACAATAATTATGTAAGTGATGTGCGGATAAATAATCTGTCTTATGGTGTATATACGTCAGGGAGTAAGGAAGTTCAGTTTTTTTGTATCGGACTGATGCGCAATGGGGGGACTGTTACACCTGATATTGTGTGTAAGGTGGATTTGTTTGGGTATCATAAACAGGGGTTTGATAATATGCTGGAGACGGCAAGGTATTATTATGCTACGGGAGAAGGTGTAAGGGTGTATTATAAAGGTGATGTCTGGACTGATAGTGATTTCTCAAGTGCATTCTCTAGAAATGAACTGATTGCAATCACAACCTGCAGTTCATCAGATTATTGTATGGGGCCTAAGTCGGCAAAATAAATATTGCAGGTCATTAAGTACCATAAATAACAATTTTAATTTTGTTGGTGAGGCGATGATGTCTGAACCTTTATCCGGTACTGGTACAGCTGCGGCACTCGGCGGGGCGACGATATTTGGACTGTTTACCGGAACGAATTTCGGGATTGTGTTTGGCGCATTCGCGGGGGCGTTGTTCGTGGCAACGATGCCCCAGGCGCTTTCAGCCTGGCGGGTGGTAGCGCATTTTCTTGTGTCGTTCATTGTCGGTGTGCTGGGTGCGCATGTGCTGTCAGCCTGGATTGCATCAAAAACAGGTTATGACGGTACATCGGCGGATGCACTGTGTGCGGTGCTGGTGGCGGTGGTGTCGGTGAAGATTCTCTCGTTCATCCACCAGCAGGATATTGCATCGCTGGTGTCCGGCCTGTTCTCCCGCCTGCGGGGTGGAGGAGGCGGCAATGTTAAGTAACCTTCCCGGATTGCTGAATGTGGCGTTATGCACGGTTATCGTGCTGACGCTCTTTTTTTATCGTCGTCGTGATTCCAGACATAAACCGCTGATGTCATGGCTGGCCTGGTTGCTGATGCTGCTGTATGCCTTTGCGCCCCTCAGCTATCTGTGTGGTCGCCCGTTAGCAACGGGCTGGCTGGAAGTGTTTTTTAACCTGCTGTTCTGCGTGCTGGTGGTTCGTGCTCGTGGGAACGTTTCAAAAATCTTTGTATTACGAAGGCGCTGAGATGAAGTCGAAAGATGAAATTTTTGATGCTGTTCTTGGCAAAGAGGGCGGCTACGTCAACCACCCTGATGATAAAGGTGGTCCGACTAAATGGGGCATTACTGGAAAAGTTGCCCGTGCACACGGTTATCAGGGGGATATTCGTGACCTGACGCGTGGGCAGGCCCTCGAAATTCTTGAAGCGGACTACTGGTACGGGCCACGTTTTCACAAGGTTGCGAGCCTGTCTCCGGAGATCGCTGCTGAATTGTGTGATACCGGCGTAAACATGGGGCCGTCAGTGGCATCCAGAATGCTTCAGCGCTGGCTTAATGTATTTAACCAGAAAGGAGAGTTGTATCCGGACATTGATGCAGATGGTTGTATCGGCCCACGTACCATTAATGCGTTACGCGCCTATTTGTCAAAACGTGGCAGGGATGGTGAGTTGGTGATTCTGACAGCGCTAAACTGTACGCAGGGAGATCGCTACCTTGAACTGGCAGAAAAACGTGAGGCTAATGAATCGTTCGTGTATGGCTGGATGAAAGAGCGCGTGGTGGTGTAGTTGGCATTAATGAGGCCAGTAAATCCAACCTGCGGTTAGCTTGTTATTAGACTTACCGAACAAGAAAAACGACTGGAGAAAGAGTTCGGTTTTTATACCAAACAAAGAGGAGAATATGAATCAGTGAGTACAGAGAAAAATCCTCGGCAGATCGTATAAATCTTCTTTTAAAGCCGTCCGTTATGAAAGGAATAGAAAAGAAAGTAACTGCACGTCTTTATGTGACACGGTCTGCTTTTGCTATTTTTCTTTTGGAGGTTGTTATTTGCGCATCAAGTGCAGATAGAGTTGCCCATCGAGATGGGCAACTTATGATATTATTGTGAGCAATATACCCGAGCTTCCAGCGGAGTATAAATGCCGAAAGTGATAAAACCGAGCAATCCATTTACGAATGTTTGCTGGGTTTCAGTCTTAACAACTTTTTCTGCGCCACCACAAATTTTGGCTGCATCGACAGTTTTCTTCTGACCAATTCCAGAAACGAAGAAATGATGAGTGATGGTTTCCTTCGGTGTTACTGTTGTCGGTTGGTTTTCAACAGTAAACGTCTGTTGAGCACATCCAGAGATAAGCAGGGCCAGCGTGAAAGTGAGTAGCGTTTTTTTCATAGTGTTATTCCCGTTGTGTTTTTAAGGTTGTTGAATCGTATTTGTAGAAATTTAAACAAAACCTAAACAATGAGTTGAAATCTCATATTTTTAATGTTTATTAAAGTATGCCAGATGTGCTGTATTTTCATTGTATTCCCGGATTAACTATGTCCTCAGTACCGACTGGTAACTCCTGTGTGGGAGTGCCGGATAGTGAGGGGGATTAAACCGGGCGATATGGTTTAGCGTGGAAAAAATTGTGTCGTGTTCTGAATGCTTTCGGTAAACAATAATGAGTTGTCAAAGGTATAGTAATACCTTTTGTGTTCATGGACATTTGTAACCCATCGGAAAACTCCAGCCTTAGCCAGATTTTCCCTGTATTCATGAAATGTGATTTCTCTTGATTTCAACTTATGAGAGTAAGTTTCTATAAGTCGCGTGTCTCTGCGAAATTTAACATTCACAACCTCCTCAAGTCCTTTTATTAACACTGCGTTATCATTTTTCAATACAACGTGAATATTACCTGTGGCTAAATAGTAAATGTAATGTGAGACATTGTGACGTTTTAGTTCAGAGTAAAATCGGTCACAGTTTAAATCTTTCCGCACTTGATCAAATATTTCTTTAAAAAGGGCAACCTGAGCCATCAGTATAACCTTGTATATGATATGGGGTGCGTAGTCTGCATGAGAGCTTTTAATACTGCAATCTGGTCAGATGTCTTTATCCTGTGTGGATGATAATTGATCTTACCCAGCAATAGTGGACACGCGGCTAAGTGAGTAAACTCTCAGTCAGAGGTGACTCACATGACAAAAACAGTATCAACCAGTAAAAAACCCCGTAAACAGCATTCGCCTGAATTTCGCAGTGAAGCCCTGAAGCTTGCTGAACGCATCGGTGTTACTGCCGCAGCCCGTGAACTCAGCCTGTATGAATCACAGCGCTACAACTGGCGCAGTAAACAGCAAAATCAGCAGACGTCTTCTGAACGTGAACTGGAGATGTCTACCGAGATTGCACGTCTCAAACGCCAGCTGGCAGAACGGGATGAAGAGCTGGCTATCCTCCAAAAGGCCGCGACATACTTCGCGAAGCGCCTGAAATGAAGTATGTCTTTATTGAAAAACATCAGGCTGAGTTCAGCATCAAAGCAATGTGCCGCGTGCTCCGGGTGGCCCGCAGCGGCTGGTATACGTGGTGTCAGCGGCGGACAAGGATAAGCACGCGTCAGCAGTTCCGCCAACACTGCGACAGCGTTGTCCTCGCGGCTTTTACCCGGTCAAAACAGCGTTACGGTGCCCCACGCCTGACGGATGAACTGCGTGCTCAGGGTTACCCCTTTAACGTAAAAACCGTGGCGGCAAGCCTGCGCCGTCAGGGACTGAGGGCAAAGGCCTCCCGGAAGTTCAGCCCGGTCAGCTACCGCGCACACGGCCTGCCTGTGTCAGAAAATCTGTTGGAGCAGGATTTTTACGCCAGTGGCCCGAACCAGAAGTGGGCAGGAGACATCACGTACTTACGTACAGATGAAGGCTGGCTGTATCTGGCAGTGGTCATTGACCTGTGGTCACGTGCCGTTATTGGCTGGTCAATGTCGCCACGCATGACGGCGCAACTGGCCTGCGATGCCCTGCAGATGGCGCTGTGGCGGCGTAAGAGGCCCCGGAACGTTATCGTTCACACGGACCGTGGAGGCCAGTACTGTTCAGCAGATTATCAGGCGCAACAGAAACGGCATAATCTGCGTGGAAGTATGAGCGCAAAAGGTTGCTGCTACGATAATGCCTGCGTGGAAAGCTTCTTTCATTCGCTGAAAGTGGAATGTATCCATGGAGAACACTTTATCAGCCGGGAAATAATGCGGGCAACGGTGTTTAATTATATCGAATGTGATTACAATCGGTGGCGGCGGCACAGTTGGTGTGGCGGCCTCAGTCCGGAACAATTTGAAAACCAGAACCTCGCTTAG